CAATTTTAATGTTATGAAATATTTTGAAGAATTAAAAAAGGCAATGTCCTTATTAGCTAAACATGATAAAACTATATTTATCGGACAAGCTGTTAAATATGCTGGTACTGGTTTGTATGATACATTAACACATATTCCTGATGAAAAGAAAATAGAATTCCCTGTAGCAGAATATTTGCAAAGCGGCGTCGTTAACGGTATGGCTATACAAGGAATGATTCCAGTTTCTATTATGCCGAGATGGAATTTTTTATTAATGGGAACAGATCAAATAATCAATCATCTAGATAAATTTATGTTGTTATCAGATGGTCGATGTACTCCAAAAGCAATTATTAGAGTTGCAGTAGGTAGCGAACGTCCTGTAGATCCGCAAGATCAACATAAAGGTAATTTTGCAGATGCATTCAGAATGATGTGTAAAACAATTGACATTATCGAATTACATGAACCAGAAGATATCGTTCCTGCATATGAATTAGCATTAAATCGTACAGATGGAAAAAGTACTATATTAGTTGAGTTCGGCGATTATTCTAAAGAAAAATAATGAAAATATTAATTACTGGCGGAAATGGTTATATTGCTAAAAGTTTGTATTCAGCATTATATACAGATCATGATATAACTGTTATCACTCGCGATGATTTTGATTTAACAGATAGAAGTGCAACTGATTTATATTTTAAAGATAAACATTTTGATTTAGTAATACATACAGCAATTAAAGGTGGTAGTAGATTACATGTAGATGAATTTAATATTACACATGAAAACTTAAGTATGTTTTATAATTTATGGAATAACAAACATAAATTCAATCAACTTATAAGTTTCGGATCTGGTGCAGAAGATGGAATGCCAGCATCGCCATATGGATTAAGTAAACATATAATATCAAAACTAATTGATAATATATCATATTTTTATAACATAAGAATATTCGGTGTTTTTGATGAAAATGAATTAGAATCTAGATTTATTAAATCTAATATCAAACGTTATATTGATAAACAACCTATAATCATTCATCAAGATAAATATATGGATTTTTTCTACATGAAAGATTTAGTATCAGTTATTAAATTTTATTTGAAACGAGATCGGACATGGGAACCACCGCCTCATAGTTTAGATTGTTGCTATCGAAAAAAATACATGTTATCAGATATTGCAACAATGATCAATGAATTAGATTCACATAAAGTTGAAATCATTATAGAATCATCTAGTATTGCAAATCCATATACTGGTACATTTAATACTCCAATTATTGAAAATACTAGTATTCCGATTATTGATTATATCGGCATCGAAACTGGCATACAACAAGTTTATAATATATTAAGGAAACAATGAGAATTAGTTTTATAATTCCATCTAGGAATAATTTAAAGTATTTGCAACAAGCAGTTGCATCAATTACAGAGTGTTACGGTGTTGCACATGATATTGTTTTGTTAGATGATGCATCGACAGATGGTACGTGGGATTGGATTCAATCGTTAGACGGCGAACATTTCGTTAAGTATAGAAACGTTGGTCCGGAACGAGTAGGACATACAATATTATATGATAGGGGTGTAGAATTATCTAGAACGGAAATCTTTAGCATACTTCACGCTGATATGATTACAACAAAGAATCATGTACCAAATTCATTGAAACATATGAAACCTGGTGTAGTAGTTGCAGCAACACGTATTGAACCGCCATTGCATCCGCCAGGTCCGGAGAAACATGTAAGATCATTTGGATTTGAGCCTGCAGAGTTCGAACGTGATGCATTTTTAAAAGAAGTGGATATTCTAGAACAAGAAAATGCAGATAAGCACACAAACGGAATCTTTGCCCCATGGATGATGTATAAATCAGACTTTCAATCTATTGGTGGCCATGATCCATTATTTGCTCCGATGGAATTAGAAGATTCAGATATTTTTAATAGAATGCATTTATCTGGATATGAATTAATTCAGTCTCGCGATTCGTTTGTATATCATATGACGTGCAGAGGCAGTCGTTTTAAAGATGGTATTGAAATTGAAGCTGAGATACCATTACCCGATGGCACTATTTGGTATAAACCAAAAGATTCAGAAGAATATAAAACATTGCGCGCTATTAAGTTTCGAGAATGGTGGAGAAAATGGGGACAAAATGTTCTGCATGACGAATTAATGATGCCTAAAGTATTACCGAAATATAATATTGCATTCGTAGTTACTAAATGCAATTCCTCATTACTAGAACTTTTAGAGCCATGGTGTGATCGAATATATATAGATGATGAACTGGGAGTTATAACATCACATTATATAGATAAAGAACAGTCAAAAACGTCGTTTGAACTTGATAAACGAATTCTGTGTATAGGGCACAATGACCCACACGGTGAAAATGATGTTGTAGTTGAAATGGATGCTACTAGAATGACTAATCAGGATTTTGCATACATTCAACAATTATCAGAAATACTACAAGATTCGGGAGAAATTGGCGACTTTCAATTAGGCAATCTCAAAATATCGGTATATTCATTAGAGTCATATGAAAAAAATCTAATTAAATGTAATTAAAACATATTTATATAAAAGTTACTTTAAATTAACTAGTTATTAATTTTTAAAAATTAAAGGTGTGCTATGAAATTTAAAGAAATTTTTAAAAATTCCAATGATTACAATGAAAAAACGATTATTGGATTTATGTCATTTGCTGTGATGACACTTGCAATGATCGTAGATTTAGTTACTGGTGCTTTAGGTAATGATTTGCGATTGAATGAATACATTTACAACTCATTTGTAATTGTAACTCTAGGAAGTTTAGGTATTGCTGGATTAGAAAAATTCTCAGGCAAACATAATAACAATCAAAATAATAACGAAGAACAAGGTTAATGTATGGTACTAAAAAGAGGTGACAACAACGAGGTCGTTAAAAAAATTCAAGCAGTTTTAGGAATAGAACAAGTAGGAAATTTTGGACCAAAAACAGAAGAAGCTGTAAAAGAATGGCAAGCTAAAAATGGATTAACTCCAGATGGAGTAGTAGGACCTGCTACATTAGCTAAAATGGGAATAGTTGTAGAATCAAAAGTAGCAGCAGCTAAACCTGCTGTGGCAAAATACACTAAAGATCAAGTTAAAACTGCGGTTACTGCAAAAGGATATAAATGGTTTGAAGGTAAAGATTATCTATTAAATATTATAGGTGTTCGTAATGTTGTCCCGGGACAAAAAGTAACCAATCTGTTTGATGATCATATCACTTTATCATATACTGTTAACGGCGAAGAAAAATTTCACTGTTGGCCTGCAACTACAGATCCAGGAACAAAAGGTGTTATGCAATACGGAAATAAAGCTGGGGTAGCACGATTAGTTGAAGGACAATATATTGATTCTCATATCATGAGACTTCATGCAGGAAAATATGAAGCATTAGGTCAAAACAAACCGGTTAAAGTATTCCGTGATCCAAACAAGGATATGGTATATGATGAAAACAAAATTCAAGAAGGTGTATTTGGTATCAACATTCATAAAGCTGGTGCGGATTCAACATACGTCGAAAATTGGTCAGAAGGATGTCAGGTATTTAAACGGTCCAAAGATTTTGAAGAATTTATGGCAATTTGTCGTAAAGCTCGTGAAATGAACGGAAATAAATTTTCATATACATTAATTGAATCAAATGATATAAAATAATGAAATCGATACCATTAGCAATATCACTAGTACTAACAACAACTATGACATTTATTAGTACATATTTTTACAATCTAACCTTAAATCACGTCGAACAATATTTGGCATTAATTGCTGTGGTATTGTTCGACGGGTTTTTTGGAATAGTTGCTGGCGTTAAACGAGAAGGCTTCCAAACATTTAAAGCACTAAAAGTATTGCGAACCACAGTAACATGGATTGTAATTTTAACAGTGTTATTGCTAGTGGAAAAAGGATTTCCTGGCACTAGTTGGTTAAGTGAAACAATACTGGTGCCATTTATTGTTTTTGAATTATTAAGTGCATTAAAAAATGCATCAATGGCTGGATTCATTCAGGCAGACATATTAAATAAAATATTAGATAAATTTGACACACATAAAGGAGATCGACAATGATACCAGCAGCAGATTCAACCATCTCGGCACCTAATTTTGGAGTATTTGAACAATTAGCTGATTATGGACCAATTGGGTTAGTAGTTTTAGCTTTAGGATATGTTGCTTGGATTTTTATCCAACGCAATTTAGCAGAAAAAGACCGACAAAAACTAAAAGAAACTAAAACAACACGCAAAAAACAATAAACAATTATGTCATTTGGAATATTTGAAACATTAACTCAATATGGTGTCTTAGGACTAGCGGTCTTAGGCCTAGGATACCTATGTTGGCACTTTCTTAATAAGCTCATGAAAAGTGAAGATGATTACCGCACTAGATTGGAAGAGTTGCAAGATGAAGTTAGAACTAGCATAAAACAAGAACTAAAAAAGTCATCGTCAACAATCAAAGAAAACACAGAATCATCTAAAAGTCTTAAAGAAATAATTATGGCATTGCTGTCTACAAAAAAGGATTGATCTGTGAAGAAACGAAAATTAATTGTATTAGCAATCGCACTATCTATTATAACATTAATTATATTACAAGTAGCATCAGCTGGTCACGGACATGTAGTAGTTGTTGGCGAAAATATAATATTAGAAACAAAGAACACTCAATTAACAAATCAAAATAAACAACTTAAGGGAACTGTCAATTCATTAGAAACAAAAAACAGTGAATTGCAGTTATCAAATAACCAGTTACAGAATCAAGTAAAACAAGTTTCATCGGAATTAAATGTTATGGGAGACAATTTAAAACAAGTCAACCGGGAACTTAAATATGAAAAATCTATTACTGGTAGTATTGATAACGGCGGCGTTTACGATTTCAGCACAATCACGCTACCCACTTCAGACAGTCTTTAAAGGGGAAGAAGTTGTTATTTTAACAAAAAAACAAGCAGATAATATTAATATTGTTTTTGAAAAACAAAAGCAAGAAATATTACAGTTAAAAAATCAATTTCAACGTATTTCCAATTTAAATGACAGTTTAGATTCAATACAAAAATCTTACTATAACTTCTATGTTGAAAAACTAAAAAAATTGGAATTATTAGAGAATCTTATATATCGGGCTGCGGTAGATGGGACTTGGATATATTACTCTTACAGTGATTCTATAATAAAATTGGTAGATTTATCATTTTATTATGTAGATTTAAATAATAAAAATGCAAATTTGCTGTTTATCAACACCCCCGCAGAATACAGAATCCACAAAGTCTCAGAACGAGAAGAATCACCTCCGTTACAATGGGAATACAGATTTCCGGAAGCTATAAGACCTAGAGTATACAACTTTCCTAATTAAATTGGATTTTGCAATATACTATTATATAATAAAGTATGAATTATCGTTACATACTATTATCATTTTTACTATTTATTTTAGGTCAAATTATAGTTTGGATACAAGTTAATGGTCCATTAATTTGGCCATGGGCAAAAGAATGGCGATGGGCTTTAATGTTACTAGGAGTTCCTATCACGTGGTTGTTTATGGAAGCAACTAGTTATGTTGTGTATGGATTCGGTGGGTTATTTTGGCCCGGACGATTTATTTCTTTCTGTGCTGGTATATTCATATTCACACTAATGACATATATTTTTCGGGAAGAAGCAATTAATGCAAAAACTGCAATATCTTTATTATTAGCATTTGCACTAATATTAGTACAGCTCTTTTGGAAAACGTGATATTTATTATAAAAAAGATATTATGCATCAACTCAAAATCATAAAAAATATCATATTAGAAGAAGTTGAAGTTGCAAAAGCCAATCATCTAATTGAACAAACAGTAACGTCGAATTGGCCGAAAGTTGAAAAATTATTTGCAAAGATAAACGAATATCCAGGATATTTTTCTGGTATGAAAACATTTGTATTTGATGATCCAGAAACGGGTATTGTACACTTTTATAGCGACGGAACTGCATATATTCAAGCTTCAGACACTAATACAACATGGGAGTATTCACAAGTAAACGGAACTCCGGTGTTAAAAGTTGATGGAAATGAAATTGATGTAATTAAAACAACTACTAAAAGAAAAGAAAAATTTGCGACTAAGCAACAAAAAGCATCTAAACTTAAACCGATAGAAAATCCATCTACAATTGATACCATCCAAACTGCAATGGATTGGCTTGGATTGATTCCTGGATATGGTGACATAATAGATGCTGTTAATGCTATAATATATTTTGCGAGAGGTAAATATTTAGAGGGAACACTTTCATTAGTAGCAATAATTCCGGTTGTAGGTTCCGGTATAAAATTAGGATTCAAAGGAGCACTTCAATCATTAGGTGGATTAAGATCTGCATCTAAACTATGGAAAGATGCAGCCGAAGGATCTACAGATGCTATAACTGCAATAACTAAATTTTATCAAGAAGCTGTTTCAAGCGGTAAATTAAGTAAATCCCATTTAAAATTAATAGCAGATAAAGGAGAAGCTGTTTCTAATATTTTATTAAAAGGTAAAAAATATTTTGGTCCAAATATCGATAGACAGATTGATAGTGTTATTAGAACCATTAATAATACTATAACGCGTCCAGTTAGACAATCTTTTGCATCAAAAGTTGTTGCGGCAGCTAAAGCATCAAAAGCTGCTAAAACTGGTGGTAATGTTTTAAATAAAGTGTTAACTATTGGATCTGTTGGTGTATATAGCACTGCTAAAAATATCTTAAAAAAATATGGAGTAGGTACAAGAGAATTAAAATTGCTTAAGGATGCGATGGATGTACGTTGGACGAAACAATTATTCAAAAGTCCAGACAAAACTGCTCTTATATTTAAAAGTAATAAACGTTACAGTGCAGCAGAAGCTGCATCGATGGGAATACCACCATGGCTTCAAGGAAAACCATTTTCTCAAATTAGAGATTGGATGGATAATGTTAAACAAACAGATTCGCTGAAATGGAAGAGTATATCAGATTATATTGCTAGAACATCTACTGATAATAAATTGTATAAAACATATGTTGACAATGCTTTTTCACAAGCATCTAACATGTTCAGACCCGGAGCGGTCTTCACTGCGGGTGCTCCAGATATGTTTTCTAAAATAATTAAACTGGATTCATACCGACTATCTAATCCAAAAAATGTCGACATTGTATACAATGAACTAGAAGATTTTGCAGAAAAAATTGGATGGGATACTGAAGACAATCCGCAGGGCGTTATCATGCCAGCATTGTATATAGTTTATAATAATTACTTAAAATCATATATTGAAGAACCAGCATCAACCGTAGCAGGTGTCGCAACTGGCGTTGCTACCGGTTTTGGTTTGGGGGGCGATACTACAAATACAGATCAACCCGCCGAAACAACATCAATTAGTACTGCAGGGTCGACTATAAAAACTGATTTTAAAAATGCATCAGGAAAAACCACAGATCGTTTGCAGATATTAAAAGATAAAGGTTATTCTGAAGAACAAATACTTATCATGAAACGAGAATTGGGTATCGAATGATAAATGAATATGAAACACAATCTACATTGAATCCTAAATTATGGGATGGTGATCATTTACATCCGAATTTACGTTTAGGATTATTAAAAATTGCTAGGACATTTTATAATTTTCTAGAAATTAAAGTACCAATTAAAGATATAATTTTAATTGGTAGTAGTGCAAATTACAATTGGACTAAATATAGTGATATTGATTTACATGTTGTTATTAACTATTTGGAAGTTGGCGATAATTTGCTTCTAGTTGACAATTATATGCGTGCAAAGAAAAGTATTTGGAATTTAAATTATCCTTTAACTTATAAAGGAATGGATATTGAATTATATGCCCAAGATTCAAATGATAATTTACATTCAAGTGTCGGAGTCTTTTCGGTAATGAAAAATAAATGGCTAAGCAAACCTAGTTCAGAAGTTATTTCAGTTGATGATGCTGCAATAAAACAAAAATCAGAACCATATGAATTTGAAATAGATTCACTTAAAGAATCAGATCCATTAGTAGGTAAAAAAATAGCTAGCATCAAAAAACGTCTTCGCAAACTAAGACAATCTGGATTAGATGCTAATGGTGAATATTCAGTAGAAAATATGGCGTATAAACAACTACGTAATAAAGGCTATATTGAACGTTTAAAACGATTAGAACAAAAAATAACTATAGGTAGGTTATCTATAGAAAACATTGTTAAACAAGAAGTTATGCATATAATACAAGAAAATAATCATTCAGATGTTACTGAATCATTGATACTGCATGTAACTGGTAAAAGGAAACTAGATACGCATGGATGGAACTCAGTATTAACACAAACACAAGCTGTCACCGATCCAATGGGACAATGGCGTCATCCGGGTAAATGCACAATGATACCTACACCACGTGGTGGAATAACAATGGAACATGTTGAATATGATGTATTAGGTATCGATGATACCGGACATATGATTTTAATGAATCCAGGTCAACAATATCAGTATCCAGGAACACAGGTATTTGAAATTCCTAATACGGGACAATGGCAAACTATGATCATGCAATTGCAAAATTCAATTCAAAATGGAGAAACAAATGCAAAATGGTAGTAGCGGATTAGGTGATGACATCAAACGAATAACTGTAGCTACGGGCTTAGATCAACTTGCCAAACGTATTGCAGAATTGTTAGATGAAGATTGTGGTTGTGATAACCGACAAGAATGGTTAAATGAAAAAACAAAAAATTGGCCAATATACAAGAAAAGGAACATAAACAATGGCAATAATAAATAAAACGGGTATTACTAACGGCGGTACTATACAAGCAGAACATGTTACGCGAACTATAGATGCTTTAAGTGGTGTTAGTACTGATACTATCATAGCAACCGGGTCATTTTCCGGATCATTCACCGGACCGTTAACTTCTAATCAATTAAAAGTAACGGGATCGATAAATTTGTTAGGAAGTTTAAATGTAAATAACTCTGCAGGTGCCGCTGTTATTAATAGTTCAGCATATAGTTTATTTAGAGCTAGCGGTTTTACATCAATCGATTGGAACAATGGAGCAATATATGATTCAGCTAATAATGCTGCTATTCAAGTAGATAATAATACCATATATGATATTAATAATTTATTATCAATTGATTGGCAAAATCGTCTGTTACGAGATTCGGCCGAAGTAGTTTCGCAAGATTATACATCACGTATACTTTATGACTCAGCCGGCGCTCCAATTATTAACTATTCTCAAGCAGCATATGTACAACTAGATGCGGTATTATCATTAGAAATACGAACAACCACACCAGCAGCCGGTTCGACACCAACCGGATCAATCATGGTATCTGGTTCTGGAGTAAACGTACGACCATATTTCTTTACAGGTACAACGTGGAGAGAAATTTCATTGTTATAATATTTATTTTAAAGGAAATATATGAAACTTACAAAAGAACAAGTATTAGGAATTATTCGTCATGCATTAACATTTGTCGGCGGTATTTTCGTAATGCGAGGTATGGTTGATGAAACTATAGTAACAGAAATCGTTGGTGGTGCCATGACACTTACCGGTGCTATTTGGTCCATCGTAGAAAAGGCATAACATGAAACGGCTTAACGAATGTGGTTGTAATTCAGAAATGGATCATAGCAATACTGATAACTACATGTTTTTTCAGAATCTAAAAACCATCAAGAAAATGGTAGATTCCATGTTGCAGATGGATCCGACACAAGTAGATCAAATGCTTTCGGATGGTCATGGTTGGGCTGCGGATCATATTGCAACATCTAAAGATGATGTAGAAGAAGTTGGCGGATTCTTGATGAATAATATGTCAGCATCCGATTCATATAACAATCAACAACCACAATTCGTTCCAGTCGATTTTAAAAATCATCTACGTAATGTAATGTCTGAAAAGATACAACGTGTAGATGGTGGATGGGCAGTATATCCAAGCAAAGGTGGTAAACGTTTAGGTACGCACTCAACAAAGAAAGCTGCGTTAAAACAATTAGCAGCAATTGAAATTTCAAAACATAAAAAATAATCATGTTTAATGAAATAGTACATAGTATTAATCACTATGGAAAAACAAAATTAGCTCCGTCGCTCGTATGTGACGGAGTTGGTGTTTTCGCAATAACACAAATTGAATCTGGATATATACTGTTTAGTGATGTTAATCCGGATAATATACATATTCCATATAATGTGATATCTGATATCAACATACAAAATCATTTAAAATCAACATGTAATTCAGATAAATTTGGAATTTGGCTTGCAAGAACATATAATAATATTAATATGTCTTATTATATAAATCATTCAGAAACACCAAATGTATATCACGATTTAGTGTTAGATAGATATATAACATTACGAGACATACTACCAGGTGAAGAATTAACATGTACATATACTAAAGAGGAGATCGATTGGCTTACTTAAACGCAAACATTCCAACAATAACTTGTTATATAAGAAACGAGTTTTTATTTAATCATGAAAAAGGTCATGGCGAGTTTACATCGGCTGATGTGCATGCAGTAGCATCGATTCAGAAACGAACTCCATTGTTTGAAGCATTTTTAGAGAATGGTGTGAATTGGACACGTAGACCGATTCATGCATTTGCCTGGCGAAAAGATGCTGAACGATTACCTTTAACTGAACATGTTTATTGGGATTGTTTTTCTTCTTATATCGATGTACAAATACGAGAACGGTTATCTGGACTACGAGCTGATTTAATTTCAATAACAGGAGTTAAACGTCAGGGCACATACATGTTTACATTGGATTGGTCTCATGAAAATCGAAATGTGTTAGATACTAATTTCTCAGAAACACCAGAACATAAATGCGGCCATGTATTTAAAATGGATAATGGTAATTATTTTATTTATCCTAACAATCGTATTATATGGATGGACACCGCATGGACATATAACAGAATAGAAAAAAATCCGGGTTATCAAATTGATATGACAGTTTATTCTGTTGAAGGTAAAGCTGGATATGAAACGGATTATTCATATATGACTGAGTTTAACAAAGATAAATCTATTAAGTAATATTTATTAATATGAAACTAATAAATTTACTATTCGAATCCAAACAAACTAACAATAAGTTTGAGGAATTTGCAGAGACTCGAGGAAAGGGTGCTGCTAAGATAGCTACAACTGCTGAAGAAAAAGGCGGGTTATCATTATTAACATGGCATCACTTCAAAGTAAAAGCTCCATACTATAAACGAGCTACTGCTGGTAAATTTGATATTGATTCTGCAAAAAAAGAATTTGCTGAAACACTTAAAAAGATTTCATTGGATATGACTGCAATTGAATTTCAACGAGAAGTTGGACGTTTAGAAGTTTTGGGCGAATTAATCATTCGTGAAGAACGAGGCAAGTAAATGATACATCTAAAATCTATACTGTCAGAAGCATCTCTAGCATTTGACAATGAGTTTAAAGAAATGGTTAAGCAATGGGAAGGACCTGGACCAACTGATGCTAATGGAAACCATCTAGCATATGATGATGCAAATCCAAGAGTTCCAGCAAAACTTGGAACGCCGATTATCGGAACACTAACTATCGGATATGGTACAACAGCAGCGGTATATCCATCGTTAAAACCAGGGATGAAAATATCAAAAGCTGCAGCTGAAAAGTTGTTAGCAAAAGGCATTGCAGACAACGAAGCAAAAGCAGCTAGGTTGATTCCTAAATTTGCGTCATATCCTAAATATGTACGAACGGCAATATTAAATGCAATCTATCGAGGTGACCTAGGACCAGTAACGCGTAAAATGATTAATCAAGGCAAATGGGATAGAGTTGCAGATGAATATCTTAATCATCCGAATTATCTAAATCCAGGCCGATTTAAAGGTGTAGTTAAACGAATGAAATCTAATGCAGATGCATTTCGTAAATATGCTTCTGAACTAAAAGGAACTGGTAGTAAAAGTAAATCTGTTGCAACGAGCTCAGGTATGCCAAAAGATTCTGCGGCAGGATCATTGATAGGTAAAATGGTATATCCTAGAAAACGAACATCAGCTGACTATGTAAATGTTCGTACGTCTCCAGAAGTAAATACCGGATTAATTCACAATTTTCAAACCAAAATAACATGGCCGGATCCAGTTGGTAAAATCATGAAAATCTCAAAAGATGACCAAGGTCAAACATGGTATATGGTAAAACTATTACCAGGTGTTGGAAACGGTACTGGCATTGGTTGGGTACGGTATGACAATGTAACTACAGATAAAAATGCTAATTATATTTAATTTGTATTGGATAATTATCTACATTTTTATATTATAAAGTATGGATGAAAATTTTATTAACAAGTTATTAATAGCATCAATCAATCACATGAAAAGTGGATCGTGGGATTGGCCTGAACATTGGGATACTGACAGAAGAAGTCGTTTTCTAACACAGTGTTTAGATTATGCAGAACAACATGAATTTTACGAACAATGTGCAATCATTAGAGATGTCCAAAAAACAATCGACAAGTAAAAGAGGTCAATGGCAGGTAATTCTGCACAATGATAATCATAACACATTTGATCATGTAGTTACATCTTTAATGGAGATATGTAATCACAATTACTTGCAGGCTGTGCAATGTGCTAATATTGTTCACTATTCAATGCAATGTTCTATATTTGTTGATAGTTATGATCAATGTGATTCTGTATATCATGAATTGCGAGATTTAGGATTAACAACAACATTATCAAAATATAAAAAATCATGAAATGGTGGTATAAAATAAAAATCGGTTTGTTACATGCAGCATATCATAGAAACATGAAACGTGCTGAGGTTTCAAGAAAACAACAAGATATTATAAAATTTAAGAAGTATGTTTATCAAGCAGAAGATGCTTGGCGTAAACTAGTTATTTTAACAGAAAAAACAAAATAAGTTATGGGAAGAAAATCCGCACATTCTGGCGAATCACCAAAAGATCGTTCAGTAAATTTAATGGACAAATTCATTACGAAAAATGCTAATCGTGAAAAAAATCAACCAAAATTACCGGGACGTCGAAAAGATCCAAATGTTCCAATTAATTTGTGGCCATTGAAAGATCAAATTGAATATTGGGAAACTCGTACCGATACCGATCGTTTCAATGAACAGTATTCTTCATATTCAACATGGTATGATGATGTAAAACAACGTAGTGGATTATATCCGGCAACATTCTTAGATTTCACATCTAAATTAAAAGATGAAATGCGTCAGATGTGGGAAACCAAGATACACCCAAAATATGCAATTCAAGAACTAAGAAAAAAAGGGGTATATTAAATGAGTCAACAGTATAAATATATATACGGTCGTGGTCGCTCTGCATATGATTTACCTGAATCTGATATACGTTATGCTATATCTAATACAAAATCAAATGCAGAAGCAGCACGGTTCCTTAAGATATCTTTTACGACTTATAAAAAATATGCAAAAATGTATGTTGACTCAGCAACGGGTAAAACATTGTATGATCTGCATACTAACCAAGCCGGTACCGGTATTACAAAAGACAGTCAACGTGCTAATTCTGGTAAATACTCTATTGATAGAATACTGCAAGGTGAATTTCCAAATTATCCAACTTGGAAACTACGAAATCGTTTGTTAGCATTGAGTATATTTTCAGAAGAATGTCAATGTTGCGGATATGCAGAACGTCGAGTAACTGATGATACCGTTCCGTTGTTGCTAGATCATTTAGATGGTGATGATACAAATCATCGCATAGAAAATTTGCAACTATTATGTCTTAATTGTTACTATCAACAAGTAGGTGCACCTTTTAACAAAGAAAAAGAAATGTTTTGGAACTATAATGCATTAGGTTAATATTTATTAATATGATATCAATGAAAATGCTTATTAATGAAGGACGATATGATAGTTTAGTTAGCAAACTTTCTAATCGATTACTAGATATAATAAAAAAAAGTTATTCATCGGTATCAAATCCGCGCGGAGTATTTTCCGGACAAAAAATATATTTTAAACAAGGTGAATCTATTCCTGATATTGATGATGATTCATTCAGACATATATATTTTCAAGAAGTAGAAAACACTCAAATACCATTAGATTTTAACTTAACACTTAAAGTGCAATGGATTCAAGGATTAGATGATTTCAGAGTAGGCGGAGATGCTTACAACGAAACTAAAAGAACTTCAGCCGATCTACCATTAATAGAAATTCGATTCGAACTAGACCCGGCAGACTATCCAAACATATTGAGTGGTATTGCAATGGAACTTCGCGACACATTGCGTCATGAAATAGAACACACAACTCAATCCGGATGGAACACAATTGATTCAAAATATTTGCCGTCGGATATGAGACAACGAAATAAAATACAATCTGGAGAGCGACGTCCTGCAGAATATTTCTTGCTTAAAAAAGAAATTCCAGCAATGATACAAGGAATGTATCTCAAAGCTAAAAAGAAACGAGAACCATTTAAAATGGTAGTTGATGAATACTTAGGCCGATGGGTTGCAAATGGTACTATCACAGATCAAGAAAAACAACGCATAATAGATACATGGAGAACATATCTCCCTAAATTAGGAATACGGCAGGAGTTGTAATGATTAAATTAACTAATTTACTAGATGAAGATTTACGTAGATGGGTCAAAGAAAAATGGGTTGATCAACACGGCAGACCTTGTGGTAATGATAAAACCAAAGGCGTAAAAAAATGTCGTCCTAGTAAAAAGGTATCTGACGATACTCCTAAAACATGGAGCTCATTCGATAAAAAAGAAAAAGAATCATTAGTGGCTCAAAAACGACGAGTCGGTATGGGTAAGCGTACACCAAAAGCTGAATCTATTATAGACGAAGACAAACCAGCAAAACGAGATGCTTGTTACAGTAAAGTAAAATCTAGATACACACGAAATGGAGGAACGTGGCCATCAGCATACGGATCACTAGCTTTATCAAAATGCCGTAAAGTCGGAGCAAAAAATTGGGGAAATAAAACAAAGGAATCTATGGAAGAAATAACAGTCTGTAATGAATGTGCAATTGCAATGTTAGAAGATATTAAATCTGGAAAACTTAATGTATTAACTGAAGCAGAATACCAAGGACGTACAGTTAAATTAGGCAAACCAATGCGAGGCGATGTTAAGAAATTCAAAGTCTACGTTAAAAATGACAAAGGCAACGTTGTAAAGGTTAACTTCGGCGACCCTAATATGAGAATACGTAAGAGTAATCCTGCACGTAGACGTTCATTTAGAGCTAGGCATCGTTGTGATACTCCAGGTCCGAGATGGAAAGCAAGATATTGGTCTTGTAGAAAATGGTAATTTGGATTTTTTAAGAAAATACATTATTATTTATTATGAACAACCAGATTTTAAAGATCAATATTGGTGCATCTCGAGAATCACAAAAACAACAAGGCTTCTTTGATG